TGGACGTTTTTATATAACGGACAATTGTCAGGTAAATTTTTATGGATGGATTCCTTCTATGGCGCGGTGTATTTAGCAGCGCAATTGCAAACGGCAGGAATGGAGCTATTGGCTGGGAACAATGCGCAAACATCAGTCCCTTATAATGACGCCGGTTACTCAACAATACGCGCAGCTTTAACCTCTCCGATTAACGACGCTGTCAATTTTGGGACGATTAGACGTGGAATAACGTTAAGTGAAAATGAAATCGCAACAGTTAACAGTCAAGCTGGACTTGATATTAGTCGCGCACTTGAAACAAATGGTTATTACTTACAAGTTAAAGATCCTGGAACGCAAGCTAAGCAAAATAGAGAAAGTCCAATTATTAACTTCTGGTACACGGACGGCCAATCTGTACAGATGTTGGTAATTAATGCAATTGATATCCTTTAGGAGATAAAATGTTTAACAACAATATAACATCTGCGAACAGTATTTTTAGAGTACTTGTACCTGCGCTTGGAATTTCTACAACGTTAGAAAATTACTCTGCTGATTCAATGTTTGTGACGGATTCCATAGAAGTTTCTCAAAATATTGTGGGTGCAGACGGTCAAAAAAGTTCGGGCTTTATCTTTAATTTAATTGACCAAACAATTGATTTTCCGGCTTCTAGCCGAAGCATAGAAGTTTTTGAAACTATCTATAATGCACAACTACTATCGCGTGATATTTATACTATCCAAGCTGACATTACGATAAGTTCAGTGCATAGAAACTATGTTTTAACAAATGGTACATTATTAAGATACATGCCAATTATCCCAGCAAGACGAACATTGGACACATTTAGTGTTACAATAAATTGGGGCAACGTGATTGTAACGCCTATTTGATATTAAATTAAAAGAGCAAAAAAATGACAAGAAAAACCATACTTTATGAAGTTTCCGAGCAAAGCTCCAGAGATTTTGGTAAAAAATATGAATTAACAGAAATGAGTGCGTTCCAATGTGAAAGATGGTGCTTAAAAGCAATAAGAGGGATTGTTAAAGCTGGGTTTAATATACCCGATGAATTTAATGATTTTCCTGCGCAAGCCTTGGTCGCAATGGGCGTCACAGCGTTCTTAGCAATTGACGAACTCACTCAATCTGAGTTAATGTCTGAAATTCTGTTAACTGTTAAAATAACATCAACTAAAGACAGCGCATTTCAACCCAGAAAACTGTTGTTATCAGATTCAAGCGAAGACATTTCAGAAGTAAGCACATTAATTGAACTAAGAAAAGAATTCTTTAAACTTAATCTAAATTTTTTAGGGGTCGTAGGGAACCAGATTATTCAGGAGCTTCAAGCCGTTCGATAGGGCAGGCTATAAGTTTGATTTCTTGCGTAAATGTTCCCTTTGTGTTTCAAAAGATTATAGAAAACAAATTTGCAAGCTTGATTGAGCTACAAACAGTATACTCTATAGAAGATGCTTATAATTTATTTGAAATTGTGACAGTTAATAACTGCAATGAAATATTAGTGAGAAAAGCAAATGACGCTAGATAAGTTTGTATTGCAGTTTTTAATCAATAATGATGACGCTATCAAGAAAGCAAAGCAGCTTGAATCGGCTCTTGATTCATTGGATAAAAAATCACAGTCCACAAAAAAATCATTATCGGATGCCCTGAATGTCGTAAGTAGTACCGATTCTATAGGTCAAACTCAAAGAACTATAGTAACAAAAAAAACTACTGGTTCTACGCAAACAACTGTAATAAAACATTCTGAATCTGTATCAAAAGTTGAAGATGAAACAAGAAAGAAAAGACAGCTAACGTCTAAACAATTAGAGAATGAAAAAAAGAAAGATAAGCAAGTTGAGAAAAGCAGTCAATATTTCAAGGATTTAAACAAGGGCTTAAAGCAATCTTTAGAACAAGGTGGGCTTGTTGGGTTTTTAAAGAGCGGAATTTTTAGTCGATTAGCTGGAGTAGGTACAGGCGTTGGTATTGCGTCATGGATTGCATCAACAACTTTATCAGAAGCAAGAAAATATAACCCTTTGTTTTATGATCAAGACAGGCTCAATACATCTGCCGCAAATATAACGGGACTAAGTAGGGCGTTAAATTTAACAGGGACATCCGGAGATCAAATTATAAGTGCATTAGGATTAATAAGTCGCTCTCAGACAATGACGCACTTAATGGGGGCTCAAAATGTTTTTAGTAACGTTATGAACTCCCTCAATGTTCCGCTGTCTAATAGAAGAAATCAAGCAAGAAAACCTGAGGATATTTTATTAAATATAGCAGGTGCCGTTCAGTCCGGAATAAAAGCAAAGCATTTAAATAAGCAAGATGCGTATAATATGCTGGAATTAGCAGGGTTTAGTCCGGGCGTTGTTAACTTTTTAATGCAAGGGCCACAAGCAATCCGTCAATCGCTTAATCAACAATCAGGAAATATTAGCCTTACTAAACAACAAATAGAAAACTTGAACGAATTAAATAAAGCTACTCAAAACTTGGAAAATCAATTTTCTAATTTAAAGCTTGAGTTAGCAAACACATTCGCACCATTTCTTACAATGCTTGAAAAAGGAATAGCATCATTCTTTACGCCTAACGCCGAAAAAGGAGCGTTAAATTTTTTAGGTATGGGCATATTAGCTGCGAGACGTACGCATCTAACTAAAGAGCAACTTGAAAAGCAACGTGCAATTAATTTAAATGCCGAAAGAGGTCTTCTCGGTTATCCGAACGGTTCAGCGATAGCAGGTGCAACTAATGTCACACACCATAATAACGTGCAAAATTTGCACGTACATACAAAGTCTACAGATCCGAAAGGAATTGTTAACGAAATATACAATAGCATGGGTATAAATAATGTCATGCAATCAAACTTAGGGATGTATTAATGCCAACCCTAAATTTTAATAATTTTTTTGGTGAATTTAACAATATTGGGCAAAATATTATCAATGCGTTCTCAGCGCAATGGGGTATTTATAACGAAGACGGCGAGTCATTTACAGGATTAGGTTTGACATTTCTTGGACCAACTCAGTCAACACAGGACATTGCTTACAATAAAATTACGACAATAAGCACATTTCCGATACAACAAGGTGGGTTTGCGTCTTATAACAAGGTTGAATTACCTGGACTTTCCGCAGTTACATTAACCTTGTCTGGAAGCTTATCTGATAGAATACAGTTTATTAATCAAATTGATTCAGCAACAAAGTCAACACAACTATTATCTGTTATAACGCCTGATGTTCAATATATAAACCAATCTATAGAACGTTATTCTTATACACGCTCTGGTAATAATAACGTATCAATGTTATCAATCACATTATTTTTAAAAGAGATAAGGCAGGTTAATGCTCGTTTTAGTAATTCAGGAAATCAGATAAATAACCCGACGAATCCTAATTCGTCCAACAGCGTGAATGGTGGTAGTGCTCAAGGTAAAACGCCAAGCAATAGAACTCAAAACACCGTTAAAAATGGAGTTTAAATGATACAGATACCTGTTAATAACGTTCCAAATCAAATTTTTAATGTTACATTAGAAACAGTATTATGCAGAATTAAACTGCAATCAAAAGATAATGTACTTGGATACAATGAAGACCCAAATGCGTTAACATCCTCTTTATATTTTAGTCTTGAAACAAATAATAACGAAATAACAAATACTACCATTTGCGAGAATTTAAATTTTTTAATCAAACAATCATACGTTGATTTTGGCGGAAATTTTCTGTTTGTTGACACGCAAGGAAAGTCTGACCCGTATTATAGTGAACTGAATACAAGATTTTTATTGATTTATCTAACGGCTGATGAATATGCCCAGTTACAATAAAAAACAGATAAAATACATTATATCAATTCCAGGGCGAGAGTTTACATCGTCAGGAAGCGATACGATAGAAATTATAGGATTTAGAAGCTCGTGCTATATTGATCATGCGGGTGGACAACAATTATCCACTGCGCAAATTCAAATATTTGGCATCAGCCAATCGGATATGAATGCAATCACTACATTAAATTGGAATTTGGCAGAAAAAAATAAAACATTAATCGATGTTTTTGCATTAGATGACTCAAACACATATGAAACTTTGATTTTTAGGGGGGATATTATTAATGCGTGGGGAGTCTATGCAAGTATGCCCGATGTTTACTTGCACATATATGCTATAAATAATTGGTACAATTTATTAACGCCGTATCCTATAACCTCATACAAAGGAAGTACAAAAATATCTGTCGTCATCGCAAAGATAGCAAAGGACTTGGGTTTACATTTTGAAAACGTAGGCGTTGAGGCAGTCATGAATAACGCTTATTTAACAAATACAGCAATTCATCAAATAAGAACAATTGCAAGAGCATCTAATGTTGATGTGTATTTTGATAATAATTCAGTGATTATATGTAATCAAGGCCAACCGCGAGGCGGATTAGATGTTATTATAAATCAAGAAAGCGGAATGATTGCATATCCAACATTCGATAACTTAGGCGTAAATATAGAAATATTATTTAATCCATTTTTAGTTTTTGGTGGTAAAATTATAATAGAATCAGACTTGCCGCGTGCAAATGGTGAATTTACCGCTATTTCTATAAGTCATACTTTGCAGTCTGAATTTCCAGACGGTCAATATTTTAGCTTAGTGCGAGGGAGTAAACATGGCACAGCAATCACAGGATAGGTTTTATTTAGGTGAAGCAAATGTTCATGATTTCCAAAGCGAATACAACAAGCTTATATTTGTTGTAAATCAGGTTTTAAAAGATATACAGACTGCAACGCTGGTTAAAGTAATGGGAGTAGATGCTGGCGGAGAAGGCCCTGTAGGCACAGTGAATGTAACACCTTTGCTTGAGCAAATTGATGCAAACAGAAACACATATCCCCATGGTGTTATTTTTAGTTTACCCTATTTAAGGATTCAAGGGGGTACTAATGCTATAATAATTGACCCTGTTATAGGTGACATAGGAATCTGTATTTTTGCAAATAAAGATATTTCAAACGTTATAAAAACAAAAAAACAAGCTGCTCCTGCATCTTACCGACAGTTTTCATTTAGCGATGGATTGTATCTTGGTGGAGTATTAAATAATACGCCAGTTAATTTTGTTGAATTTAACAATAATAAAATAAAAATTACATCACAAACGACTGTTATAGTTAACTCTCCGTCAGGAACAACAATAAATGGGAATTTAACTGTTAATGGAAATATTAATACGACAGGTACAATTGATGCAGACGGAAATATAACGAGCGGCTCTATTTCATTACAAAATCATTTACACAGTGCCGTCCAAAGTGGCGGAGATAATTCAGGGCCACCCGTACCATGACAGTTACTACAAGCCTAAGTTTAAATCAAGTCACATGGGATTTGGAATTAGATGAGTTTTATAATATTAAAACCATCTCTGATTCGTTTGCAGTTGCTCAAAATGTAGCAACTGCATTACGAACAGTGAGAGGCGAACAATTTTATCAAAACAATAAAGGTATTCCTTATTTTAACGTTTTAGGAGAAAATGTCCCCATTAATTTTATAGGAGCATTAATGGAACAAGAAACTTTAACAGTTGAGCATGTTGCATCTGTTAGGTCAGATTTAAGCCAATTGAATGACAGAAAATTAAGCGGAAATATTTTATTTACTGATGATTTAGGTGGGGATAATGGCATTACTTTCTAACGTACCTGAAATACAATTTACAACAACAGGGTTAATACTTCCGGCTGAGCAAGAAATTTTGGACGGTGTTTTAGAAGATTTCAATGAAGCATTTGGCGGTCAATTGTCATTCGACTTATCAACTCCTCAGGGCCAGCTAGCAACCAGTATCACTGCAATTATCGCAAACAAAAACAGTCAGATAGCTTATTTAGTCAATCAATTTGACCCTCGACATGCAATGGGATTTTTTCAAGACGCATTGGGCGAAATATACTTCATTGAAAGAAAGCCTGGTACTCCAACGGTAGTTAATGTAGTAGTTAACGGTTTATCAGGTACAATAATTCCAGCTGGAACACAATGTCAGGATACAAATGGAAATGTTTATCAATTCCTACAACAAGTAACAATCGGACCAAGTGAGACGGCAAATGGTCAAGTTGAAAATACAGTAGTAGGGCCTATTCCTTGCTTGTCTGGCACGTTAAATGTGATAAGCCAGTCAATTATTGGCTGGGATACAGTTAACAACTTATCTGATGGAATCTTGGGAACGAATATTGAAAGCAGAAGAGATTTTGAGCGTAGACGATTTAATAGTGTCGCTGTAAACTCAGCAGGTATACTTGGTTCAATACTTGGTTCAGTCTTCACAATTATAAATGTTCTTGATGTTAAAGTATTAAATAATTATTCAAATGCTACAATTGTTATAAACGGAGTTAATTTAATAGCAAATTCTGTTTACGTATCAGTGTATTCAGAAAATTGGACACATTCTTTAAGAGAATTAGTAGCAGAAGCAATTTTTAATAAAATATCAGTCGGGTGCGCGACAAACGGCGCAACAACTATACAAGTCCCATATTTAGATCAATTTGAACCCATATCATTTCAAGAAACAACTCCTCTGGATGTTTATTATAAAATAGAAATCAGTAGTAACCCATTATTACCAAGCGACATTGCAAATCAGATACAAACTGCGATGGCAGACGCTTTTGATGAGGGAATAGGCGCATTTATAGCAGCTAATCAATTTTATTCTGTTATTTTATCTGTCAGCAACACAGTTCAAATATTGAACGGTTATATAGGTACTGCGCCTAATCCCGCAACTACTACATTACAGACAAATGCCGACCAAAAACCTTTATTACCAAAAGCGAATGTTGAGGTTGTTATAATATGACACCGACTCAATTAGAACAAACAATAATGAGTCAATACGCGAATTCGCCAACTATTGACTATATTATAAAGTCAATGAATGATGCGATAGGGCCAGAAACGGATATTGATAATTTTTATAATTTTGTTTTTAATCTAAATACTGCACACGGTTTTGGGTTAGACGATTGGGGTATAATTGTTGGCATTACTCGTTATTTAGAGATAGTTCCTTCGGGAGTGTATGTCGGTTATTATAATCCCGCTTTTACTCAACCTGATCAAGTTTATACGCCTTTCAGTGTTGCACCATTTTTTAACGGAAATGCAGCGACAAATACAGTTCCTGTTCCTGATGATATTTTTAGAAAAATGATATTTGCAAAAGCGTACGCAAACATTCATCCACCATCAATTCCTACCATCAACAAGGTTTTAGAAATAATTTTAGGTGCAGGTGTTGGATATGTTAAAAATAATCACGATATGACGATTGAATTTATATTTAATGTTCCAATTAGTGCAATTGACGGAGATATAATTTATAATTCCGGTATAGTCCCAATACCTGACGGCGTAGAGGTAATAGTTTAATGGCAATACCTACAATAGAACAGTTGGAAAGCGCATTTGCTTATGATGCAGAAGCAGGCACAATTGATGCTATACCTCAAATCAATACAGACCCTTTAAAGCCAAATAAGGCGACATATACAAAAGGGTTCCCTAAGATTACCATGGAGGATATAGCAGTATCAGGACTTCCTCCGCTTGGTCCCGATTTTAATGGTTTATTAAATAATATCGGACAACTCGGCGTGTGGCAATCTGTTGGAGGTGGATTTAGCTATAACGGGGCATTGTATAACAATTCTAATCCTTATATTACAGGATATCCGGCGGGTGCGCGTGTTAAACGTTCAGACAATAAAGGTTATTGGATAAGTACAATTGATAACAATCAAACAGATCCAGATTCACCTGCATCAGTAGGCTGGAGAGAAGATGTCTCAACGTCTCCTGCTGTTCTTACAATAACAGTAGCAGGCCAAAGTGTTTTGGCTGTAACGCAAAAGCAAGCTGCATCTCTTTTTTTGTGGATAAATGAATCTGCGCCTCCTGCACCTATTGTAGAATTAATACTTCCTTTTCAAATTTCAAAAAATTATACTATACTTAATGACACTACATCAACTTTAAGAGTATTTACAAACGCTCCCGGAGGTAGTTCATCAGTTGATATACCTCCCGCTTCTAATAAAGTCCCAGGTTTAGTAAAGTCAGATATTATTTCTGTTCTTGAAACATCCCCAACAACTTCATTAGTTTTGAGCGTAAATCGCCGTTTTTGGGCGCAATTTGGAGGTGTAGGCGAAGTACCAATTGCTTCACCCGGCACTATTGTTCCATTTGGATTCCAGGAAGGAACATATAACCCAATTGTAGCAAATAATAGAATACAACCAAGTTTCCCGTGCAGAATACAAGTAAACGCAAGCTTTTTGATGAGTAATATTTTTGCAGAAGAGCAAGTTAGAATTACTGCGTTATTTAATGGAAGTATTACAATAGCTGGGGCAAATGGTTATACTGCATTTCCAGGAAAGACATCCGCGTATTTGATCAATTTAAGTTTTGCAATTAGTTTAGTACCAGGTCAATATGTTGAATTTCAAGGGCTTGGCGAGCCTGGTTCAGGTGCTAAAGCTCAGGCACAATTTGGCTCAATAGATTTTATAGGGTAAAAATGGGATTTCAAACTTCAATAAATACAAGACAATCATACGCAGTAGAGGGCGACTTTGCTGCGACTAATAATTTAGAAACAGCGCAAGGTGTAGAAGCTGCCTACTCAACCGGATTGGACGGTATAAAGGTTGGTACATTTGCATGGGTGTCGAATACTTATCCTTCGTTAGTTGATAATTTTGGATCGACATTGCCGCTAGGGTTTGTAGCTAGACAACAAAGAGCAATTAACGCAGACAGCTTTATACAAGGCACGCTTTTGATAAAAAAAGGCATTCCGATTAGTGTATTCAGAACAGGAGATTTTTGGGCGAGAAATAATGCAAATAATTCTGTGACGGGACATAAAGTATATGCGAATATTAATGACGGAACAATATTAAGTGCTCCGGAAGGTTCGTCTATCCCCGAATATGTAGATACATCGTTTAGAATTGTTTTAACAGCAAATCAAGGCGAATTAACAATAATTTCTGGTATTGAACAAGCTGGTTTTTTTGATTTTAATTATTTAACTGATCAATATGGCAATTTCCTAATTGATCAATATGACAATTTTTTAGTGGACTAATAGAATGGCAACACGTAATTTATTTTGGAACGCAGATACAAATACTCCAACTTTATCATCCGGAGTAGGTCAACCTAATATTATTTATACTGTAAATGTGGCTGGAAATACAGTTTTAGACGGAATAACAAGCTCAAAAGTCGGTGATCAAATATATTTTGAAAGCGGCGAATGGAAAAAAGTAGAAGTTTCGTCAAAAAGCGCAGTAAATATTGTCTATGTAGATCCAGTTGGAGGAGATGACGCAACAGCAGACGGAACGATAGGTCTTCAATTTAAAACATTAGAAGGAGCGAACGCGTTTATTACAATAGCATCAGCTACAAATCCATTTGTTATCTCAATAGCACCGGGTGTAATAAATGAGGCGTCAATAGTTAAAAAACCGTATGTTTCGTATATTGGCTCATCATTAGGGTCTGTTATTTTTACGTCAGCTTCCGGTTTTTCGTTGCATCCGTCACATGACACATCCATTGCTCATGCGAGTGAAATATCTAACATCATTCTAGACGGATGTGACTTAAACTTCAACGGTCAATTATATGCGTCTGGTGTTTGGGCGATAAATTTTAACAATGTAAAAACGCCTAATTCAAAAATAACATTATTAAACAAAACAGCGCAAGAATATATTTTTAATGATATTGACTGGTACTCTACGACTACTGGAGATCAAACTGAAATTGACGGTGGTACTATTCTAATGCGTTCAGGTAGAATTTATAACTACACGGGTGCAGCAACATTAGAATCAGGAGCATCATCATTAAATATTTTAGGCGGGTATATTAATATATTTGATTTGCGTACAAATTCAAATTGCACTGCATTAATAGCCAATACGCGCATTAACACATCATTAACTCTTAGAGAAATTGATGGAACTCAAATATTGAATATTGATGCAGACTCTGTCCCCGTATCTGGAATCTCTATAGTATTCCTTTCTGGCGACGGTGTGCCAACTATTAACTATCTAACAAATTCATCGCAAATAAACGGCTCTTATACTCCTGCTAATTATCCTTTAGTTGGAACATCAATACAGAGGCATTTAATCGGTATCGATGAGGCTTTTGGAGGAAATAAAGGAACACAAGCGATTAGTTTTTCAGGAATTACAGCGTCTCCTGTAAGTGTTGATATTGAATATTGCTATACAAAAACATTAGTTTCATTAACAATTAGAAACACATTATTTTCGGCGACAGCAAGCGGAACGATGGTGTCTACAACAAACTTACCTGTCTCCATTCGACCAACTATTGATGATGTAAATTTTCCTATTTTTATTCAGGACAATGGTTACAGTATGAGTGGTCATCTTCATATAAGTACAGCGGGCTCAGTTGTTATTAGCGCAGGTCCTGACGGCGTTACGCCGTTTACAGGAGTGGGTCCATCTGGGTTCTTTGGTTTTAGTGTATCCTATAATATTTAAGGTTAAATTATGTCAGTAAAGATTTCTAACTATGATTTTTATTCGTCTTCAAAATCCACTGCTCTTTTAGACAGTTCTATAAAAAATAATGATTTAAATATATATCAAGAAGCTGGCGATTTAAAAGCGAAATATAGAGACGGCTCAGGAACGTTATATAATAAAACACTTACAGCAAGTGCCTCAAGTAGTCCGTACTTTAAAACGTACAGCGCATCTGACTTAGCTAATTCGATCATAGGAGCGCAAGTTTCACTTTCAAGCGATCGTCAATTAAATTATTTATCTTTTGCAAATACAGGATCGATAACAATATCGCTTGAAGTTCCTGCTGAGTATGCGGGTGCAGAGGCTGAGTTATCGTATTCAATGTATTGCCCAAATGCAATAAGAAATCACTCGATGAC